AGAAAAAGGCTGGGCTTTCTGGGACACAATAAAAAAACCTCGGATATACCGAGGTTATTGACGATTCAGAAGCTGGCCCAGTTGATGGCCCGTCCAAGTTTTAGCTATTCCATCCAAAAGGGAACCAGCCGCGAACACGCTTCTCCGAGTATGGCATTCTCTTTCGTGCATACTCGTATCCGTTGGACTGGAGAATGTCGTTGATGATGTTTTGATTCTGGCGCGTAGACTTCTCAAGATGTCTATTGCTTTCCTTTGTTGGGTCTGGATTGCTGTACAGTTCTTCGATGATTCTTGCTGTCGTTATAGGAGCCTTCAAGCGCTCGGCAATGTCAAGGACTGCGTCTGTCAAAGGATGCGGATCGGTGAAGTCTTGTGCGCTCTGCTCTCGCAGCTTCTCCTCTTCGTCTGTCAGATAGTGCTGCACGCCTTGATCATAGTGATACAAGACCTCGGACCAGATGAGAGAGAGATCCTTCTTGAGCTTTGCGATGTCGATCTTCTTCTTTCCAAGGTCCACACACCAGAAGCGACGGGAGCCTGTTGCATCGTGCAGGACGTTCTTCTTGTTTGTCGTTGCAACAAAGACAGTCCTTCTTGGGAACTTCTCATTTGCTCGTTTGTACGGGAGTCGGACATCGTCGATCTTTCTTGTCAAGAAGGCCTTCTCTACTTCGACAGACTTCGATCGTCTGGCGAGCTCTTGGATCTCATAGATCAGTTTGCCCTGGATAGACTGGACCGCTTCTTTGTACTTGTCCATGGACAGCTCCGAGTCTCCGAAGTACGTAGAGCCGAGCACATCGGAGAAGCAGAGAGCCTCTAGTGCTGTACTCTTTCCGATTCCCTGTCCTCCGTACAAGACCAGCGTCGTGTCGACCTTGACGGGATTCTGTATCGTTGCATACGCACGAGCAACGACTGACAGCAAGAAGCGAGCAGAATACGATTGATTGATCTTTGTGTCCTCAGCTCCGAGATAGTCAATGAGGAATCGATGCGCTCGTCTCGGGTGCTTCTTTGGGTCCCACTTGCCGCGAAGAGAATCGAAGTGATCAAGTATCGGATTGAAGCGATTCTCCTTTGCAACGAGCTCGACTGCACTCCAAACTTTATCGGCAGTGAAAGCAACGCCCCATCGATCTTCGCACTCCAATCGGATAGAGTCGATGTGATAGTCTGAGATGCGCTCTCTGTCTCCTGCTTCGTTCTCCCAGAATACCAGCTGCGCAAAGTCATCGTATCGGGCCCGACCTTGGAAGAGAGGATAGTGTCTGAGCAGCTGCGTGATGTTGAACAGATTTGCGAGCACTCGATCTCCTGAGTCTGTCCGTCTGACTCGGATCTCAAAGCCGAGATTCTGGAGTGCGACGATGCGCGCGTCCTGGTTGTGTAGTCTTTGTGGATTTGTCATTGTGTTTCCTGTGTTGTTTAAAATAAGGTGAGCTGTTTTTGATGCTGTTGTAGTCTATCTTGTGCTTTTTCGTAATATTCTGTATCAATCTCATAACCAACAAAATCGAATCCTAAGTCATGAGCTGCGAGAGCCGAAGAGCCAGAGCCGAGATGCGTGTCGAGGATCTTGTCTCCTGGCTGCGCGTATCTACTCATTATCCACAAATAAAGATCTACGGGTTTTTGACATCGATGTATTCTATCTAATTGTCTTGAGCTCATTCTAACGACTTTTGACATTTGTTTAAAACTACACCAGGCGAGCTCAGCTTGTGAGAAAGATAGTCCTCTGTTTAAGTTATCCCAAACGATAAAACAGCGACTAGGAGGCAGCATATCACTGAAGTAATTCATACCAAAAATTATTTGATTCTTTGATACTCTTCTTAATTCGTCGAAATAAAGTTGTGAGGGCTTCTTATCCCAACTTTCATATTTATCTAAATCATAGAAAAGTTTTCTCGTTCCTGATATATGACTATGAGCTCCCGCCTCTCGCAATCCATAAGGAGGATCAACGATTGCAAGATCAAATTCGTTGTCTTCCATCTCTCGCATTGCGTCAAGACAGTCTTTGTTATATAGTTTGATATTTGTCATAGTAGTCTCCTGTTGTGTTGTTTAAAATAATGACAATTGTTCGGTGTATTTGGGATTTGACCATTGATTAGCCATAGATTCAGCAATTCCAGAAAAAGTCTTGCTGCGCTCTTTCTTTGTTTTGGTTGGAGGCTGATATGCGCCTCTGTGTGTTGAGCTTACTACGAATGGAGTATATTCTTCGATTATTTTTGTAGCTTTCAAATGTGGAAGATTTTTTAACCACAATAAGGTTCTTTTACTGTAAGGATGTCCGAACATATAAGGCTGTATCACTTGTGTATATTGCGGCATATTAAGGACTTTGAACTGTGTTGGATTTTCTATTGCAATATGTTTGATGGGTGCATTATACAGACTCATGAAAAATTCTTTTGCTTTGAGTGCTTTCTTGTATCTTTCTTCGTTTAAAACCCCCTTAGGATACAAATGTACAGCTCCGGCTCTACTTAAATATGTACAAGGAGGAAAAGCAATCATCATGTCATATTTTCCGCTATATGCCTCTTTGAGTGCATCTCCTTTGATATGCCAATCGGGGAAACCTCCGCTCTGATCTTGTATATCGCATGAATATGCTTCATGTCCTAATTGACGAAAAGCAACACATACAGCTTGGCTTTCTTCGCATGCGACTAATATTTTCATAATGTGTACCCGTTGATTTCTGCAAGGTATCCGACAGACTCCTTCCAATTGCAATTGTTTCGATGATTGCAGTATGCGCTCGGATAGCGAGTCGGATCGATATAGAAGAATGTGCAGTCATTCTTTCCGCATCTCGGACAGGACCAGAGGACAGCGCGCTCTCCTGACTTGCCTCCCTTGATGGTTGCTCCGAGCCAAGAAGCGAAAGTCCTCCGAGCTGCTGGATCGTTTCGTAGAACGTCATACATATATCGTCTTTTGTCGGAGAAGGATACATTCTTCCCGAGCTTCTTGCGATTCTCTTCTGCTCGTCTCAGTCTCTCCTCTTGCTCTTTGCGTCTGCGCTCAAGCTCTATCTTGTATTTGACTTGTTCGTCTCTTGCTCGGTTCTCCCAGTCTAGGATTTTGCCTTCGTTGGATACTTCCCACCAGTCCCGAGTGTGATAGCCGACATAATAAGCGCGCGCTGCATCCTTTGCGCTCTCGTCGAAGACTGCGTCTGCCCCGAACATTTCTGCAAACCAAGTCCGAAGAGCACGATAATAGAATGTATGCTCATGAGCTGGTATGTCATTGCCAAGAGGCAAGACGATTCTGAAGCGGTTCTGCTCGTGTGTGTGTGATACAGACGTATGTATATAGCTCTTGACTCCTCGGACCATTAGATTGGCTCCGGCTTGTCCGATTGTGATTGAGTCATCGATGTCCAGGACAAGACAGCTCAGCTTCGTGACATTCTCGTTTGCTCTCTTTCCTTGGAAGGATGCAGGACTCCATGCTCCTTGCTTGATCTTCGCAACGGGCTCTCTCGACTTGCCGAGGAACCTGCAAAGATTCGTCCAGCTGTACGCGAGTTTTATTTGTCGATCGGGTTGACGTATGTTCGGGAATGCGGTTATACTGTAGATGCGCATTGATTCTCCAATTGTTTGTTTGTTTCCTTAATTGTATCTTTGTGCCTTGTGTTGTTTTGGAGCATCGGATTCTGTGATTATCCGATGCTCTTTTTATTTTCTGCGCTACTGACAAGGATTTCGATCTGCGGATCTTCTCCGTAAGCTGCGTAGAATTTTTTAGCTGTGATGCTACAGACAACAGCATCATCAGGAATAGGTAGCGCGTCAAGCACCGCTTTGACCATGTTATCTAGGTCTGGACGCTTGCTGTGAATGATTCTTTCGCCTTTGCGCATGTATTTGGGACGCTTGACAATAAAGAGCAGCTCGACATGCAGAGCTCCCTCCGGGATACTCATGTCTTTGAGTCTCTCTCTCATGTCTTTGATCCAGTTCTTATAACGCACGGGATAATATGTCCTGCCTTGCTTTGTCACTCTTGGACGAGGACATGCGATCGGTTCGATGTATACTATCATAATGATTCGCCTCTTGACCTGCAAAGCACAGCGTAAATATGTTTGCAGATACCGTGAAAGAATGCACCTTTACAAAGACACACTGCAAAGTCTCGCAGGCCTTCGGGTTCTTCGTACGTTGTGACACGATAGACGGTATCACGCGAGGACAGTACGTCTGCAATCGATACACGATATTGTATTCCTGCGATCGTCTGCTCTTCGTGCTTGATGTCGATGATGCCAACGTCTAGCGCCTTCTTTTTGATGTCGTCTGAGATTATCGGGATCATAGCATATCCTCCAATAGTCCAGACTTGACAATCTGCTGTCCTACCCATTCGGAGCATTGAGGCACGATTGCATTCCCTAACGCTCTAAGTCTGTCCAGCCTATCGGGAATCCCATCATCCACTCTACAAAGAGGGGAGAGAGGCGCATATCTTTTCCAATAGTTTTCTGTGTCAATCCCATCTTTTTGGCTACATGCACTCCGATATTTGTCGGAGCTTTGTCGTATCTTCTCCATTCTGCTGGCGTGTGTGGGCCATTTGCTGCTCCTCCTGCTGTCGGAGTCGGAAGATTTCTGTGATCTCCTGCGCTGTATTTTGCTCCTTTCACAATCAGTCGATGCAAGCCTCCTGTTGATTGTTTGTCCGGATCGGAGGCTGTCGGAGTAGGCAACAGCAAACCATCTTCGTCTAAGATGCGGAGCTCCGAAGTCTCTAGCGGAAATAACTGTCCATTCTGTGCAATACCCGATTTCGGCAAGCGATCCAATGACTTGGCATCCTCCTCGAATAAGCACAGCTGCGACGTTCTCCATGACGACGATTCTCGGTCGTAACTCGCTAATGATTCGTAACATTTCCCACCAAAGACCCGATTTTTCTCCATGTAGTCCCCTTCCTTTACCTGCTAATGATATGTCCTGACAAGGAAAGCCACCGCATAAAATGTCGATCGGCTCCACGTTGTCTTTTGTTATGTTCCTTACGTCGTTGTATATTTTTGCGTCTGGCCAGTGCTTGGCAAGCACCTTTTGACAGAAGGCATTCTGCTCGACTTGCCATATTGTTTCTGATCCTGGGATTGCTCTCTCTAGTCCGAGCTCGAATCCTCCTATCCCTGCAAACAGGCTTCCGATTTTGATCATTGATCGCTCCAGGCTTTGACGCGTGCTTCTTCGACTTGTCTGCGCAGCTCCGGGAGACGTATGCCGACAAGAGGAGCAAAATAACGAGCGATGCTCTCTCCTGAGAGTGCTCCGTATGGTCTGCCATAGAACCAGAGCTTGATGCTTCCCTTCTTGACTCCGCAGGCCTGCGCGAAGTCGTGATCAGAGTATCGATCTCCAGCTGCTTTCTTGAGTCCAAGAAGAAACTTTGCGAGCTCTGGACATTTTCGATTGTTCGGTGTGCGCTTCGGGAGTTTCGTATATTTAGGAGGGACTCTTGTCGGGAGTATGCTCTGTTTAAACTGTCTTCGGCTCATTCTGCTCTCCATTCTGAGACGTGTACTCTCCACAGGATTTCTCTGATCATCGGATTGAATGAGTCGATCCCGAGACTTGAGAGATGCTGTGCGAGCTTGACGCGAAGAGCGCAGCTCGGCAATCTCTTCCCGGATAGCCAGAGAGAGATCGTGCTGCGGTTGACTTCGATTGCTCTTGAGAGCTGCGATGCGTTCAAGTTGTTATTTGTCATAGTCTGCGAGAGCCAATCTGCAAAGCTGAGCTCTTCTGTGTTTACATAGTCAATCATTGTTCTTTGTCTCCTATTGTGGCCAAGGTATTTCTGTATTGTTGTTTGGATTTGTCCAGACTCTGATCTTTCCGTACTGCATCGGAAGCAATCGATCTTCAAACAGCACACGAATCCATTTGAGCAGTTCTCTTTGCTTTTGTCCGTTCCATACATGATACTCTCCAGTTGGATAGACATTATCTTCGTGGTCTAGAGATTCGATTGTCATATATTGCTCGCCTGTCGTAACGATGCACCAAGGCGAATAATCATAAACTTTAGTCATTTTTCTTTGTCTCCTGTTCATGTTGTTCTTCTCTGATCTTCTTGATCTTCTGCTCCAGTATCCAGCCGAGTTGATACGGATGTGCTGACTCTTTTACGAGATCATGCACTGCTTGGATCTCTTCGCTCGTCTTGGCATTCTGTACCATGAGAGCGATCATCTTCGGGCTGATGTGTATTTTCATCGTTGTCTCCTTTTTGTGTCCTTTCAAAATGGACTCTATTATGTTATCTTGTGTGATGACAACCTGCAAACAAAAAAGAGGAAATCATGAAAAAGCCATTAGCATTCATCGACGTAGAAACAACAGGACTCAATTCGCAGCTGCACGAAATCATCGAAGTCTCAATCATCAGAGTCTGCCCGAAGAAAGGCATGACAAACTACACAAGCAAGATCAAACCTGTTCATATCGAATATGCAGAGCCGAGAGCTCTCGCGATCAATGGATACAATGAAAAAGACTGGTTTCATGCTCCAGATGCTGAGCAGGTTATGTCTCGTGTCGCTGATCTGACATCGGGCTGCATTCTTGTCGGGCATAATGTGCGATTTGACGAAGAGTTCTTGTCTGAGACGTGTTTCCGTAATGGCATCAAGACACGCTATGACAGAAGAATGATCGACACTGTGACTCTGGCTCTGGAGCATCTGCACAATCTGGAGTCTGTCAGCATGGACTCAATCCGGGAGTACTTCGGATGGAAAGAAGGACACAGAGCGAGGATTGACGTTCTACAGACGTATCTATTATACAAGAAGCTGAACAGAGCAACAGTGTTTGATCGGTTGTTCTGGAGAGTGCGCTATTTGTTACGCTCTCTCCTTGCCTAGTTGCTTCTTGAGATCTTCTTTGATCTTGATCTCTTGCATCTGCTCTTTGATTGGCTCCAGGAGAGCAAAGAGTTTTTTCTGTCCTCTCTCGAGAGAATCAATGCGCCCGGAGAAACCATCGACAAGAATCTTTCGATCTTGTTGCAAGTCTGCGATCACAGCTTCAAACCTATCTCGGATTCTTGCTTCTTCTTCTCTTGCTTCTGTGCGCAGCTCGCGGAGCTCCGTCTTCGAGTCTTCGCGTGTTTGCTTCAGGTCCTTCTGCGTCTGGAGATATGTATAGATCATCCAACCAAGGAAAGGACTATTCGTAGCCAAGTTTATCCAGATGTCAGTGTATGTATTAGCGTCCATTAATCAAGCTCCTCGTCTGTAGCCTCGATCAGTGTGTAAGTAAAAGATTCATATCCGATTCCAACCTGAAGACGAGCAAGTCCCATCAAGCGCATGAAGTCAGCTGGATTCTGTATCACTTGGCAGCCGTGACTGTATGCTCGAGTAGACTGCACAATCTTGTGCGAGTGCGCTCTGTGCAGATTGATTCCGAAGTATCCAGACTCTTCGTTGATATAGTCTGTGCGCTCGTCTTTGTTGTTGTCTCTGTAGACTGTGACTTCTGCTCCTCGTTGGCATAGTGCAAAGTACTTGCCTGCATGTTTGTCGATCTTGTAGACTCCTCTGTATTGTCCGGGCTTTAAGATTGCGACTCCTTTGGGATTGTCTGGGCTTCGGTGCTGTTCGATGCTTGGATCTGTAGTCGCCTTGTATCGCTCTTCGATCCAATCAAAGCCTTCTTTGTAGCAGACTCTGATCTCATCATCAAAGAGCCCGGGCCTTCTATCTTGGCTACGAATCCCGATGATATTCAAGTCGTATTCTTTCTGCGTAAAAATCTTGTATCCGAGAGATTCGACTCTGTTCAGGATTGGAGGCTGATTCAATCCCCAATTAATATATTTCACTGCGACACCCTTTGATTATCGATTGGATTCTCTTGAAACATTATATCATATAACCAGCTCGCGCCGTCATAAGTCTTGCCGACAATCTGGACTTTTGCCTGTGACAATCCGATGTCTGTGTCTGTGAGCTCAATCACGTCTCC